GCAATACGCTTTGCCCTGCAATTCCTGTAGCTTTTTGAGTGTCAGCATTTTATCTGCCCATTGGCCGGATCGGACGTGGAATGTGTGCCGGCGCGCGGGCTACCTGGGTGTTACGCATTAGCATCATCACGCAATCTCCTAGGTTGGGGCTGGCCATCTTGAATTTAGTCTTCATTTCCTGCTTGGTGTACAGCTCAAACAGGCCATTGCCGTTTGGCTTGATAGGCATTCTACACAGTTCTGCACGAAGCTTATGCAGTGACTCTATTGATGAGTCAAAGGATAGCATGGTAGAGGGGTCATGGTATTCGCCATGCTCAACCGCTCGGTACGTCCTATAGCAGCGGTCGCGCAGCTCGAAATAGTACTGGGCGCGCTTGTTCCTGAACGTGTCGCGTATGGTCTTTTGCTGCTGGACGGCGGCTTTTAGTGCTGGCTGATATATGGCGTCCGGGTTATCTGGAGACTCAGACCCACGAAACGTGGTAAGCGTTACTGGCTTTCCGTCAAAGTCTCGGCTCATCTGCTCGCCTAGCGCGATGCCCATGCCGTCACCGTCCCAGGTGAATGAGTCAGCCCCACACTGTATGGCCAGGCCGGCGCCCCAATGACCGCCCTCGTTAACGTTGCCGTCCGTCTTCTCTTCCACGCTAAAGATCACCGACCCATGACGCGCGGCAAAGCCCTTGCTGTCCGGTCCGGTGTCTGATGGGTCATGAGCGGCAACCTTAGCCCCGACTGCACTGAACCCAAGCTTAACGTGCGCGTCTATGCACGCATCGAACCATTCAGCCTTAATCAGTGCATGATCTACCGAGTCGTTGAATGCCCCAAGCCAGATATGGTCATACAAGGCCCGGTCAAGGTTCTCGTAGTCCCACTGGCGTTCTTCCTCCAGTCCGCTCTGGTGATACCAAGGGTTGTCCGTGTAGTTCACCACCTCAATTAGGTGAAGGTCGTCCTCATAGCGCCCGTCACGATCAAGGATCGCCTTAAACGGCGTGATGAATCGCTTGCTAAATGGGTCTTCGCTGCTGCCAGGGTTGGCGATAAAGATCATCGACACGCTAGACGCCGGATCTTCTACCACCTCTTCAAGCATGGTCGGCATGCCTTTGACTGGCTTCTTACGCGCGGTCGGGGTCAGCGCCTTGAGCGAATCAGCGCTGATGAATTGCGACTCTTCTACCTGAAACCGCTTAAACCCGTGCGCAGACTTGATGCTGTCCACGTTTCGCGCCAGGCCGGCGAACTGGAATGCGTCAGCCCCGGCGCGCTTAATCCCATTGTCCTGCACTTCAAACCCGGCGAACTCAAGACGGGTTATCTCTTCCTTGAGCAGGGAGTGGATAGAGTTGCGGATACTGGATTGGTACTCGCGCAGACAGTAGGTCTTGGCGTTAGTGTCCTTGGCATCGATCAGGCAGATATCAGCGACCCCGACCGACTTGCCCGAGCCACGCCCGCCGATGACGATGATGAATCGCTTGTTTGACTTTAGGACAGATTCAAGCTTGGCCGGAAGCCATACTTGCGGCTCTTCGGTAGTGACAGACCATTTACCACCACGCCTAACCACTGAGTGGGTGTGGCCGTCAATAGGATGGACGATACCGACGACCGTGCCAGCTGAGCGACGCCGCTCCCTTTCATCAAGCAGCATCAGGTATTCAACCCTTTCAGCCCTGCTTTGCGGCTTCTTTTGCAGCAATGGCGCGGTCAAGTTCTTCGTCCGTCATAGTGGTTACGTTGAGACTACCGGAATGCTCGGTCTCTCGCTTATCTCGCCACTCATCAGGCTTACGGTTCTTTAGCCAGAAGATGGCAGCGGTCGTATCTGGCGGGTAGTGCTTAATCATTGGAGTCATCATGATCGCGCCATCAACTACGCGAACGTCGGTCTCTTCGTGCGAGTAACCCATTGCCCGGTTATACAGCGCGGTCTCTACGCGACGGTCTGCTACTTCCTTCGACCCCTTTAGGGAATCCGAAAACTCTTGATGCTTTACCTTCCACAGGGAGAAGGTGGATAGAGCCACATCGAAGAAATCAGCCATTTCCGCATCTGTTGCGCCAAGCACGCAAAGCTTTGCTGCCTGTTCGGCATACTCTGGCTTATAGCTTGATGGTCGTCCGCCTGCCATTAGGGTGCCTCGTCACTTGACGCGAAAATAAACGGGGAATCGCCAATCTCTGTGGTGTACACATAGACAGCGTCTATCAGTGCAGATGAAATCTAAGCCGTCAATTACTGCGGCGGCCGTGCCATCTTCAAATTCTGCAATCACTTCTTCACCTTCTTCTTGCCCTTACCCGCATTACTCAGCGCAATGGCAACCGCCTGATCTTTAGGCTTGCCGGCTGCAATCTCTTTGCGAATGTTATCGCTGATGGCTTTCTTGGACTTGCCCGGACTTAGTGGCATGACTAACCTCACAATGACTCTTTGCATATAATACCCGATGCGAACTCAGGCAATGCTTTGCCCATTACGGTTACGCAAACCTCTGTGCATTGCTCGTCCAGGTCAATAACTTTTAAAGCCTCGCCAGCGTCGCTAGCAACGACAACGCCGCTTAGGCCATACAGGCCGTACTCAACCCATTGCACGCTGTATATATTCATCCATCACCCCACAAACTTATCGTAATTAGTTCCCGCTACTGCCAAGACCGCAGACCCTATCGCTAACCAGACGTTGCGGTTCATGCTGCGGGCAATCTCCATAAACGGGCGATTCGTGGCGCTTTCGATATGCAATGCGTGGATCTGCTTTTCGACCTCGCTAACCCTTCCAGATACTTCATCAAATCCTTTCTGTGTGTGGCGAAGTTCAATCACCAAGGCTCGCACGTCGCTGCAAAGCTCACCGAGCTTAGACATGCTATCGACGTGCATCGCCTTTATTGATCGCATTTCCTCCATCACCAGATGATTTGGATCGGCCATCGTGCAACCTCTTGATCTTTCGGCCATCCCTTACGTGAAGGACGGCAATAGCGAAAACGACGACTAGGGCGACGAGGATAAGCGTTTTGAGTTCGCCCACTTGCGCCACTCCGTAGCCAATATGATGATTATCCAGGCCGTAATACATGCATCGGCGTAGACAAGATTGGTTAGGAGTGTATCAAGGTTAAGCAGTTGTTCAAATGAAACGAGCGCGGCAATGGATGCGGACACGAACCAAACTGTTCTGCCGTACCAGAAACCCAACCATGAATCGACTAGGGCAATCAGTGCGAATACCAGAGCGATGATGGTGCTGTCGTACAGTTGGCCGGAGATTAGCGCAAGGTTAGCGAGCAGTAATGCGGCGTAGTGAATGGCAATATCTCGCGCCACCACCACCGATAGCAGGATGCCAGCAACGCACACCCAGGCCTCTATGCTCATTTCCGATAGCTGCCTAGGCCGTCTTTCTTGGTTGACTTAGGCTTAGGCATAAAGCTTGGCGCTGGTTTCTTAGCGGGCTTTACTGGTTTTTTCTTACTCATTGTGCAACTCCTTTGGCAAACTCAACCATGGCATCGTATGCGTTAGATATTTCATCTGGATTTCCCGGATAGTCACCAACGCCATCAAAAGCCAACACAAGCCGCGCCAACTCTTGCAGGTTAGCATGCTTGATTGATTCGCTTGATCGCAGCGTTTCCAGTTCTTCTTGGATGTTCATGTGTTGCCCCTGTCGCTTGCTTGCCCTGCTGGGCGGGTTGTGAACCATTCGGCTTCATGCTGCCTGTAACGACATTGGATCAGGACGATTCAGCATGAATGCGAATGGTTGCCAGTCTTTCCTGGCTGTCACCGAGCTCTTAGCTGTCGGCGCTTTGTGTGGTGCGTATGGCAAGCCGCTGAATGCTTGCTTTTATCCGTTTCCGGTTTTCCTAGGCTTATAGCCTTTGCAGCAATCCAGCACCACAATCCCATTGTAACCCGTTAGCTAGATGTATCAAAGCTTTATGGGCGGGTTCGTGTTTGATACAATAGGCCATCTCACAAAGGATGGCAATCATGGAATACGAAAAAATATCTAGCCTTCTATCTTACGACCCTGAAACCGGTTTTCTTTTTTGGCTCCCACGGCCGCTATCAATGTTTTCAAGCGCCGGGAATCAAGGGCGCTGGAATAATAGATATGCCGGAAAGTTGGCAGGAAACATCAAGAAGACAATGCTCGGCTATGAGTACGTTACCGTAAAAGTCCTAAGAAAAGACTACTGTGCCCACAGGGTTGCATGGCTTCTTTATTACAAGTGCCAGCCGCCTGGAAAAGTTGACCACATCAACATGAACCCACTGGATAACCGAATTGAGAACCTAAGAGATGGAACGCACGACAACAACTTAAACATGGGTATGACTACAAGAAATACGTCGGGAGTCTCCGGCGTGTGTTGGAATAAATCATGCGGGAAATGGCAGGCAAATGTTCGTAAGAATGGCGTTCTGTACCATCTTGGCGTTTACACAGAAAAGTCAGATGCTGCTGCTGCTGTAGCAAAGAAACGGGACGAGCTTGGGTTTTCTAAATTGCACGGCCTCGAGCTTCCGATTTATCACCGGAAGCCCAATTGACCAATTATTAAACCAGCGCCAACCCTTCCCCGGCCAACCGCTGCACCAACGATTCGCGCTCTTGCGTGATTTCGCTGATCTGGCGCTGATACGTTGCTTCGACTTCTGCGCGCTGGGTGTCTAGTTCGCGGATGCGGTCGCGGATGGCAAGCATGGTGTCGGCTGGCTTCATCGACACAAGCGGCTCGCCTGGCGAATAGCTGATTTCTGCGCCTGACTCTAACTTGATTTGTGGCTGCTCCATCTCCTTAAGCGATACAGTCTTGGCAGGATCAAACTTGGCTAGGCGTTCGGCTGCTTTGGCTTTTACTGGGCATGGCTGCTCGGCTGGCTTGTGGATCTTGTAGCGCATGATGTCGCCTGCGCCGCCTGTGTGCAGCCACCTGCATTCACTAACAGACCCAGTGGCTTCTGACACGTCGCGCATTTTAATTGTGCATTCCACGCCTTTTGCAACAGGGCACTTATCACTCCGCCCGCGATTCCTGATCCACCCATCCCCATTATCCTTAGGCGCTTTCAGCTTTGCGCGCTCGCAAATCGTGTAATAACCCTCGTCTGGTTTTGTCCAAAACGTACCGCTAACTGTTTCGTATCGGTCGCCTTTGTCGCACACCCAAATGCCGCCTTCTTTTTTGCGATGGCTATCGCCTTTAGTTACTTTTGGCAAATACTTAAGCCAGATCGGAAATCCTGCTGGCGCGCTATCCCAGTCAATATTTTTCATCCTGCCTACCCCTGTCGTTTGTTTGTGGCTTGAGTATAGCTTGCGGTGCGATAGTGCGCTAGTCCGTTTGTGCGGATTTCTTTAAATCTCGCCACCAATAAACCGAAGCGCGAAACACCGAACAAAACCGGGCCTCAGTCACACTACCCCAGTCTTCTAGAC